TGCTGACTCCTTTAGAGTTTCAAATGTTTCTATTTTTGCTAGTTCACGTTCGTATGCTTCAGCGGCACGTTTCAAGCCTTTATACTTTTCTTCTTTATCGAGATCTCTGCTTACAACACCTAGTACCCGTTGTATGTCTTTAATAGATTGCATAACATCTACACCATCTACTGTTAAATCACCTTCGATACTAACATTGCTATTACTAGCAGCCGAGCGTATTGTGTATTCAGTTGGTAAGTTTCGAAAAGCCATTTATAGTTTCTCCCCTGGTTCAAATCCACGGAATGTTTTAAAGCGTGGAAAGCGTAGGCTGTATGTACCGTCTTGGTTTTGTGTTACAGCGTCTGCACGTACTTCAACCAACTGACCAATAAGATCATTGCGGCCAGACCAAAATAAGGTTCTGTTATCATCAGTAAAGCCACTGCCGACATTGACCCTAATATCTTTCCCGTCATCCGTCCCACTGCATACAACGGCCCCAAGTCGTCCTTCGTTTCGTCCTGTTCCTTCTTCGACATCTACAACCTCCAATGTTACTTCAATAAATGGCTTTGCTTTAAGCCAAGCATGACTACGCTTGCACGTATAAGGAGCATCAACGTCTTTGATCATTACCCCTTCGTACCCGCCTTCTACTGCTGCTTTATTAAGCTCAACAAAGCGCTCTTGCCCTTTTTTGGAGTCAAGGTCTACATCCTCCCATTCACACGCTGTAACGTGCTCTAAGATGTCATTGTTTTCTAGTACCCAATACTTAACTAAATTACTACGATATGTTTGTGGCTTGTCCCAGCTACCGGCTAAGAAATCTGTTAGTGGAATAAAGTCAAACAAGTGCAGTACTGCGTCAGTTGCTTTCTTGCCATCCTTGCGTTGTAGTTGCTTCATAAGGTCTTGGAAGTCTGCACTCATTACTTCACCATCTAGCACACAATCATAAGGAGCAGGAGTACAACTTAGTACATCTTCAATTTCTTTGATAATATGGTCAAAGTTATGAAACTGTTTACCATTGCGACTGAAAAGTTCTACCTTGCCGCTTTTGCATACTGCTAGTACACGAACGCCATCCAGCTTCACTTCGATTTGCTTTACGCCTGTCATCTTCTTTTCATGGTTTGCACTATCATGTGCAAGTTGACATCCAAAGATAGGAACTGCATATTGTGGGAAGTCTTTGGCTACTTTGTTAACAGTCTTTTCACTCATGCCACAGCGCAAGTCTTTGATTAAAACACGACGATAAAAGCCATTCCATTGTTCAACTGTAGCAACACTCATTACCAATTCAATTGCATCACGTGCCGCGTGGCCTGTAAGCTCTCTATTGATAAGTTGGTTAGCAAGTACTTTGAAATCTCTCCAAATAAGGCCTTGTCCTGTAATTACATCTGAGCGTGTTGGAACTTGCTTAACGCCAAATGTCACAAGCGGATCAAGTGCCATTGTAATGCCTTCAAAGAACTCGTCTAGTCCTTCTTCCATTGCTGTTTTTAGGATTGCTTGTTTAGCTAGTTTGCTATTGTCAGCTTCTAGCTGTGCGATAATATCTTGCGGTTGTGTTCTCATATTTGTTTGCCTTGTGTGCCTGTTATTGTATACATTTTAATTAGTATAGCATCAATATCAGCTTCTGTCAAGAACCCTTTTACTGTGTCCCCAGGTGAAGTAATGCCTGGCAGTTCGACCATACCACCACCTTTGAATACAGCAATCTCATACAACCCCTGTTTATTACCATAAGACATTTCATTCTGTATAATACTAAGTTCGTACTTACCGAAGTTAACAATGGATTGTACGCCCATTGGAGATATAGTTTGTAACATATCTAAGTTTTTTAGTTTCATTCTATTCATCCCAATCTATTTTGTTATGTTTAGGCTTTTTATTTTTAGTTTTATCTTTAAACTGCTTTGGACGGTACGGACCATCCAAATCACGAACTTGTTTTGCAACCCAATTACGTTGTTTAGGCGCTTGGGGGCGTCTAGACTGCTTTGCCATATCACGCCCTCAAGTCCTCGATACTAATTGGTGTGTAGTTGATCTGTTCAACACAAACACATTTGTACGGACCTTCTGGTGAAGGATTACTGTGTATGTGTCCGTGTACATTAAGTATAGAACCTTCACCAAATCTGTGTGTCTCAGCAAGTGTACTAGCGTGTTGCGGCGTGTGACTAAACAACAAACCTTTGTCGCTCATGTCGATCCACATCTGTACATCTTTAAAGAACGGAGCAAGCATCTTTACATTGTCGTGATTTCCGAGAACAAGTCTTTTCTTGCCAGGCAACTTTGCAAAGTTTGCAGTCATCCAGTCAACTTTGTCTGGGCCAAATAACACATCACCACAATGAATAATAGTATCCGCAGGCTTAACAACACTTGTCCAGTTGTCCATCATTGCTTCGTTCATTTGATCTACGTTATCAAATGTTCTTGCAGGTTTACCAACATAGTCCTTAAAATCTAGGATGTTTGCGTGGTTGAAGTGTGTGTCGCTGATTACCCAAATATCTGCCATTGTGTGCCTCTTTGCCTTAATTTATACAACTATTATAGCACCTATGTGCTATGTTGTCAACCGAAGATGGAGTGAGCGACTGGATTCGAACCAGCATAGTCTTTCGACACGGATTTGCAATCCGACGCATAGCCTTTCTGCCACGCTCACATATTGGCGGAGAGTGTGGGATTCGAACCCACGGTACGTTGCCGTACTCTAGTTTTCAAGACTAGCGCCTTCGACCACTCGGCCAACTCTCTTAACTTGGTCGGAGTAGTAGGATTCGAACCTACGACCTCTCGCTCCCAAAGCGAGCGCACTACCAAGCTGTGCTATACTCCGTAATTGGCATGCGAGCAGGGATTCGAACCCCGACTAACGGTTTTGGAGACCGCTGTGCTACCATTAACACCACTCACATAAAAAAAGCCCCTAACTGAATTAACTGCTAGGGGCTTGCTTAAAATAACTTTATTAAAAAGTCACGTCAAGACATACCCCCAATTGGTGGCCAACATGTAATATATGTTGTGTTAGTCTGTGACATGTTAATATTCCTTATCTTCTTATTATGTATTTATAATACACTCTTATTTAGTAGTTGTCAACCATTATTTTGATTTATAATCTGCAATAGCAGCTTTAATAGCATCTTCTGCCAGGACTGAACAGTGTATCTTAACTGGAGGAAGTGCAAGTTCAGTTGCTAGGTCAGTGTTTGTTATTTCACTTGCTGTTTCTAAAGACATACCTTTGACCCATTCAGTTACTAATGAACTTGAAGCTATTGCGCTTCCGCAGCCGTATGTTTTAAAACAGGCGTCAGTTATTACATTATCTTCTACTTTGATTTGTAAACGCATAACATCACCGCAAGCAGGAGCACCTACCATTCCAGTTCCAATGTTGTCTGCTGGATCCCACTTACCAACATTACGGGGATTTTCGTAATGATCTAATACAGTTTTTGAATATGCCATGATTGTAGTCTCTAGTTATAGTACACTTATTTATTCTTCTTCGAAGTTCCATAAACGTGCAAGACGCATTTCATTTGTTAGGGTTGCTATTTTGTTCATGCTGCCTGGACCGTCCCAAATCTCGTTCTAGTACCTATGTCAACCTTTTATTTTGGTGTCAATCGAGGAGTCGAACCTCGCCGCAGTTGATGACATGACGCCTGTGATGTCTGTAACTGTTAGCAAACCCGCATTGACGAATTAGTGTAAGCAGTTTTGGGTCCTGCTTAGGACATCCTGGGCACCATTTGTTCAATTGTTTTACAAGAGGAACAAAACTCTTTATCTTGGTACGAGTAAGAGGACTTGAACCTCCACGCATTGCTGCACTAGAACCTAAATCTAGCGTGTCTACCAATTCCACCATACTCGCATATTAATGGTGCCGCAACCAGGATTTGAACCCGGGACCTACTGATTACAAATCAGTTGCTCTACCAACTGAGCTATTGCGGCTTATCTTTTTACTCTACAACTAGGACAAAAGTCACCATGTCCTAGTTCTGTTTTACATTCACTGCATGTTTTCATACAGTACTTATTATTCTACACTGTTTCTCATTAATGTTCTGAGTTCATCTTCAGGTGTAACTTCAACAATTTCTTCTTCCTCTTCAATTTCTTCTTGGAAAGAACGAATCATTTGTTCTAGAAAATCAGCACCGTTGATTTCACCAGATGCAAGTTTTTCAATTGCATCATGTTGTCCAGTTGCTTGTTTTGATCTAATTAGGTATGCACAGGCCGCTGTTAGCTCTGTTCTGTTAATACCGGAATTTTGAATTGCTTCTTGTACATATGAACTCATTTTGTGTAACCTTTCAGTGTTACTAGTTGTTGGAGCGGGTGAGGGGAATCGAACCCCTATC